ACGCCTGAGCTTCGATTGCAGGGACTCCAAAGCCTTCGCCGTAGCTAACGTGCAACAACGCGTCTAGGCCCGTATAAAGCGCCGCCATTTCCTTGTCAGAGTATCCAAAGCGAAGCTTCTCAGGGTTCGCGAAAATGATTGAGTCTTGAGGGATTCCGCAAGCTCTTGCTAGGTCGTAAAGGTTGAACCCGCCGTAGACCGTAGACGGCTCGGCGTGAACATAGAGCTTCGCCTCTGGGTGCGCCTGTAAGAACATCGCGAAGGCAAAGAAGTTTTCGCTGTATGCCTTGCGGTGAACTGAACCGTTTGCTTTGTTAGCAGCGACCATGCCAACCAAGAACTCGTCACCAATGCCGAAGTAGTCCCGAACTGGGACACCCTCGATTGTTGCGGTTGGCTTATAGACCTTCGTGTCTACGCTGTGAGGAATGTAGGTGCTTTTGATACCGGCGCGCTCGAATGTCTTTTGCCCGAACGGTGACATAGCTATCGTGTGAACGTTTGGCTTTTGCGCCCACGCGAGAACCTTCGGCGGAAGTGTCAGGTGATCAACGGGAGTCCAAGAAACTATCGGCGTCTGAATGTCCAGACCTAAGTAAACCCATGCGTCATAAAGCGTCAGGATGAAGTTTGGCAGGTCGCGCCCTGCTAGGTGATGTTTGTGATACGGCTCCAGCACGTCACCGCTGTAAAGGGTCAATCCCTTTGGGTAATGAGGAACTTCGCCATGCTTGGTCTTTAGCTTTGTCAGGCTGCCTTCGTGTCCGTAGTTTGAGAGAACGGCAACGTCAATCCCTGCTCGCTTTAGGCGGTCTGCTAGGTGCTGTGCCTGAACGCCGTAACCCGTCGGTGTTCCTGGAGTGTTTGAGGCAAGGGAAACTACCCCTTTTAGTTTGTAGGTCATGCTTTCACTTTATCAGTTAAAAAGACAGACCCCGCGCAACCTACAACGCGGGGCCTGTCGGCTTTGTTTATCGGATACTAAGCAGCGTTACCGATAAAGGTCTTGACGTGTGCAGCGTGAGTTAGCGCACCGTCTAGGCGGATGGTGAATCTCCAAGTGGTTAGGTCGGTGTTGAAAGCATAATCCTGGCTTGAGGCCACGCTGATTCCGCCTGCAACTCTGACTTTGTAGCTCGCCAAGTCGCCGAAAAGGACTGACTTTGCACCTAGCGCAACCGCTGCAACGTGTGGGTTCTCCACGACGCGGAAGCCAGCGAAGGTGTCAGGGTAGCCAACGCCTACCTGGTATAGGTAGTTGCCAGCGGTGTCCTTGAGCTTACGCATTGCACCAATGGTCTGACCGTTAGCCATGAAGCCCGCACCTGGTAGGCGGCGAACTGCACCGTCAACCGAGTAAGCAAGGTCAATCAGGTTGTCAGCGGTGAAGCCACCAGTCACAGCGGTTCCGCCGGTGATGCCAGAGCCAGCAGCAACAGCGATACCGGTTGGCTGGGTGGTTCCAGTTCCAAGGGTTAGAGCGTTGTTGACAGCGTAACCGATTGCGTTACCAGCCTGGTTAGCTAGGTGAGAAGCTAGGTCGAAACCTGCGTCGGTGACTAGCTCGTTGGCGGCCTGAATCAAGAAACCGTACTTCTTCGCCCCGAGGGTGATGCTCGAGTAAGTAGGCTCGCTTGCGCCAAGTGCAGAACCAGCAGCGGTTAGGGCTGCGGTGCTGTAAGCGGTCAGGGTTGGGATGGTCAAGTCCTCGCCAGAGGTGGTGTTGATCACGTCTGAGGTTTCTAGCATTGGGCCAGCTAGACGTGCAACATCGTAAACCTGGTCGAAGAATGACTTAGGAACGGTGTTGGTGGTAGGCACTAGGGCAGCGCGCTTGGTGAACTCGTGTCCACCGCGAACCTCGCCCAAAGCGATTCCACGAAGAATCTCAGCAGCGGAACGCTCCTCAGATACGGAAGGGATGAAGCCCTTAGCGGCAACCGATACCTCGGCAGCGCGGGACTCGTTGCGGGTAGCAACCTCGATAGCCTCATCTGCTGAACGGATGTCAGACTCGATGCGGTTGATCTTCTCTAGCTCAGCAGCGTCTAGTCCACGACCCTCGGCCTCAGCAGAGTCAATGACATCTCTAATCTGCATGGTCAAGTTAGCGCGGAGTTCGTGCTGGCTCTTGATGAACTCAGACATTTGTTTCTCCTTGTTAGTTTCTTTTAGGGATACCAGCGGCGTTGACGCTCAACTGAATACGGCAGAGGCTACTCACTTCCGTTATGTAAAAGTTTACAACACGTCTGCATGGTAAAAGAAACCCCGCCAGCGAAAGGATAACTCTGGCGGGGAAGAAGCGCTTTGCTTGGCGACTGGCTAGGAAAGGGGGGACTAGCGAAGTTCAGTCGGCTTGGTTACGCGCGTTTCTTTTTTAGGGCGCTCGAATGGAGTGCCATCCTGAACCACACCATCTCCGTCGCCGTCTTTGGCGTTGAGTTCGTATGGAACGGGCTGTCCGATAGAAACCACAGCAGCGGCGAACTTATCTGCCATGTCTGCGATCACACCGGAAGTCGGGTTTCCTGCAACCTCTAGGATTGCTGCCTTGACTTGTTCAAAAGTAGCCATTAGATAATTCCTTTGATAAGTAGGTCTAGCTTAGCCTTCTTGACGGACAGAGCGTTGAAGTCACCCTTCGGCTCGACGACTTCTTGCTTAGGTGCAAGCTCGCCAATTACGCGGGATAGCATTTCCGATTCCTCGGTTGTGATGGTCTGCCCATCCTCAACCTTTAGCAACGCGTCAGCTAGTGCGTCAGCGTCTACGCCTGAGCGCTCGGCAATCTTGTCAAGACCGCGAACTGCAACCGTTCCAGATGTGGCGGTGTAGGCGGGCCATGCAACTAGAGATACTTCGTGAAGGCGAACATCCTTTAGGGTGCGCTGTGAACCGTCACCTGACCAGTCGTCACGAATGACCGAGAAGCCGAAGCTCATTGAGTCAATGTCGCCACGCCTAAGAAGCTCGGCTACGTCACGACCGCGAGAAGTGTTAGGCAAGTTGCCCTCTACCCTTAGACCGCGCTCGTCTTCGTAAAGCCTTAGAGTCTTGGCGCGTGTTGATCCGAGAATCTCACCTGCGTCGTGGTTCCAAAGGAACTTGATGTCGTTGCGAGCGCGTAGGGACTTGCGGAAAGCTCCGCGCTGGATTGTTTCAATGAAGGGGAGTGGCTCTGACGGGCTGTCAAATACAGCGGCGTAACCTGTGAAGGTCATGCCGTCGCCTTCTTCACGAACCTCTATCTGAGTGATGTTCGTGCGTGTTTCCATTTTGCTCAAAGCTTCGCCTTTCGCTCTGCCTTCGTTTTCTTCTTCAATTCTACTAACTACACCTTGCGCATACTCCAATGCCCTGCGAGCTGATGCCTTGCTTGGCCCTGAACCCCAAAGCAAGTGGGCTACTACGCCAGCACTAGGATAATCAGGGGAATCAGGTCTAGCGGCGGGCGAATCCAAATTATCAAGGTGACGAGCAATCCAAGCGGCAATCCGAACCCACTTGTCAGCGGTGACGTTTCCTGCCGCCATTGCGCGAGCTTCGCGAACAGTTGCTTCAACCAGTCCATCTCCAGCCTTGCCTTCTTCGTAGTAGCGCAATCCCTGTCGGGCTGCTGCGCGCATGTAGGCTGGCGGGGTTAGGTTTACTTGTCGGACTTCTTTGCAGACTTCGCAGTTTCGGTCACAGTCTTGACAGGCTTCGGATCTGAGGTTTGCGGTTTCATCTCCGAGTTCTTCGGTATCTGATTCTGGCTCGGTATAAGTGCCACCTGGTTCTATTCCTTCCGCTACGCTGATTCCCACCATTGCTTCAATGGCTTCTTGCTTGTTACTGTGGCAAGACATTTCCTCGCCGTCAGATTTGACTACTGCCCATCCTGAGCAGGTTGGTGATTCATCCCAAATAAAATACGGCACTTTAGTCCTGCCTTACTACGGTGAGTTTCGCTCCGGCGTGTCCACCCGTTGCGTCTATGGCTTCCCCTGGGAAAAGCTTGAACTTGATTTCCTCGCCACCGCGAAGAACATAAGACTCGCTCGGTGTGCCAAGCCAGATGTCGTGATACCCGTTGAACAGCTCTGACCAACCGACTTCGAAGAATACGGTTGTGGTCTGTGAATCTGCGTTTGTGAACTTGAAGGCGTATTCGCTGTTCGGTTCTAGGGTAATTACCTTGTCAAACTTTTGCGCTGATCCTGCTTGGTTAGTTCCAGTCAGGTATTCCATTGTGATAGTCGTGCCACCTGTAACCGAGGTCGCTGCCTTTAGGACTGAAACGTGAGCGTCTGAGAAGTTACGGTTGATGTTGTAAGCAGGAATCGGGTTCCCTGTCGTGACAATCGTTGCACCTTCGATTAGTTCAGCTTTCACGTCGGCAACGGTCGTGGTTATCTGATAAAACTCAAGCTGAGCGCCTGTCGCACCTGTAAGGAACGAGAAGCTTGCGGTTGAGCCACCTGTGATTGTGAACGTGTTGCCGTATTGGTAGACGTAGCCCTGTCGAGCCAAATCTTCGCCTGTCGCTCTGGGCTGAATGTTCTTCAAGACGTAATGCCCAGCGTCAACGGTAGGTGCAACCACTTGGGTCGCTGTCCCTGCGCTGAGTGTGTATGTCGCCTGTTGGAGCATTAGACCTCGTAAGCGCTCTGTGGGTCGTCAGGGTTTATCTGTGCAATTCCCTGCAACTGAACGCTAGGAACGCCTGTGTGCGTGATTGCTGGGAGCTGTAGGGCTGCTAGGACTTCCGCTGGGTCGTAACCTGCAACCACTAGCTTGCTTGCCATGCTAACGCGCTTGTCAGTTGCGGTTAGATCAGCTGCGTCAATGTTTACGTTCGCAAGCGGAACTCTAACGGTGTCTGCCGAAGGGTCAGCGATAGGGGTCAAGTCCTCAAGTCTGCGAACATCGTTGATTGTCAAGAAGCCTGACTGCAAGCCTGTGGAGTAAGCGGTCATTCGGCTGTTCATGTCTGCGCGAAGCAAGCCGTCAAGGTTGAAACGAAGGAACGCGGTTTCTCCGCCTGGCATCCTGCTTAGCAGAGGCGTAAACGCCGTTTCCAGCTTTTGCACTAGTGGGCGAATTGTCAAAGTCACGAAGGCTTGGTTGTTCTGCTCGACTGACGAGTAAGTGTTTGTGCCTGGCAGGTTGAGCAGGTTGCTAGGGATGTTGAACGCGCGGGCTACATCCTCGACAGCCATACGGCGAGAGTCAATGAATTGGGCCTTGTCGTTCTCTAGTTGGTTAGCTACCCACTTAGCGCCACCGGATAGAACTGCGGGCCTGTGTGACTTTCTCCAGCCTCGGTGCATTGACTCGAAGCCTTCTTGCAGGTTCTTGGCTTGGTCGCCTGTTAGGTTGCCTGGGACTTCAATAATGCCCGCTGGCTGTGTGCCTGAACCGAAGAACTTGGCAGCGTAGTTGCGTAGGGCGATAGCCAAACCAAAGTCTTCTTTTAGAGCTTCAACGCGGGAAACTCCGCGAAGGTGTCCAGGGCGAACGATGTCTGGGATGAAGATAACCTCGTCGGCGGTGAGCAGTCTGCTTTCGCCTTCGATTTGGAACATAACGCGACCTAGACCGTTGCGCTGCATCTCGACCTTGTGAGGGTTCAACACAACTAGGTTCACGACCTCACCGCGATCGTTCGAGAACACGCGAATAAAGGCGTTGCCGTCTAGCAATAGGGAAACGATTACCGCACCCCAAAAGCCTTCTTTGGTTGTGTCAATGTCAGGGCGTGATACCCAGACAGGGCGTGGGCGATAAGGGAAGCGAGCGCCATCTCTGCGAATGTAAGAATCAACTGGCAGGGTTGAAATGGTGTCTGAGATAAGCGCAACAGCGCCATAGATTGCGTTGACCTGAAATACGGTTTCGCTGTTTACCTGAGTGTTTGAGAGTGAGCTAAGGCTTGCAAAGTCCTCACCTGCGCCCCAGATGCTCTGAAAGGTGACTGCTCTCTTGCCGAACAGTCCGTCAAAAATTCCCAATGCTTACCGCCTAATAAAAAATCTGTGGCACGACTTGTTCTTCAATTCTACCGCTTGCCCTGTCGTATGCCATTAGCAGGGCGATTGCAAGGTCAATCTTTAGCTTTGGGTTGCGGTAGTCTTTGGTGATTCTCGCGCCCCTCTGTGAGTCTATCTTTAGAACGCAGTTGTCAAGGTGTCTTCCGAGAGCAGCGTCGCCGTTGTGTCGAAGCTTGCCATTCATAATCGCTTCGTAAAGCTTGGCGGTTGCAGGAACAGTTCGCGAAATGGTGTTTGGGTATTCGACGACTTGCATCCCCGCTTCGGCCCATTGGAACATCTCGTCTTGCCAGTAGGCAGGGTCACAGACAATCTCTCGCAGGTTGGGGTTCGCTTGGAAGAACTCAATGACGGTTTTGTTTACTTCGCCTTTGTCAATAATCCACGAATCGTCGTCAATGGCAAAGTCTTTCTCCCAGCTTGCTACGCGAAACGCGCGATACACGTCGCCTTCTTCGCGTGGCAGTATCACAGCGACTAGCGCGGTTGAGTCGTTCTTCCACGATCCGTCAAAGCCGAGAACATACTCATCAGTCGGCAATAGCTCGAAGTCCTCGCTAAGTTCTTCCCAAGTCCCAGCAGGTAGCCAAGCGTTCTTTGAGTTTACCCATTGGTTACAGCGCTTAGTTCTGAACTCGGCTTCGGGTGTGCGGTTCACCATTGACTTGAAATCCTCTGGGCTGTTTAGAACTCCGTAGCCTGGGTTGCCATCACGCCAAGCTTCTTCAGAGCGATGGTCTGCTCCGGTCTTTGCTTCCCACCATGCGCCATAAAAGGTTTCGTCAGAAACTTCCCCTGTCGCGACTTTCTTTAGGTGCTGATACAGCAGATAAGCTGTGCTGTCGTTTCCTGTGACATCGCTTTTTACGCCAGCGGTTGTGGTTGCAATCATCAAGGGCTGTTTGCGGCTCGCCATTGATAGCTGCATAACATCCCACATTGAGCGATCAGGCAGCGCGTGAATTTCATCAAAGATTACGCAACTAGCGTTCAGTCCTTCGGCTCCGAAGCTTTCGCTTGCAAGCACTCGCCAGATTGAACCGGTCGCAGGAATCTCAATGGCATCTCGATAAACCTTGGCCATTGTTCGAAGGTCTGGGTTTGCTTCAATTAGCTTTCGCGCATCATTGAAGGTGATGCGAGCTTGGTCTTTAGTGGCAGCGCAGGAATAGGTTTCGCCACCTTCGTCATGCAGGAAAAGACTCCAGAGGCCAATCCCTGCGGCTAAGGCGGACTTCCCGTTCTTCCTAGCCATGCCCGCGTAAATCGTGCGGTGCTTGAAAGTCCCGTCAGGGCTTAGGACAAACATCTCTCGCAATAGTTGACGCTGCCACTCTTGGAGTTGAATCGGTTGACCTACTGAACCCGCTACTGAATCTTTGGTTAGGGTCACGAAGGTTTCGATGAACTCGGCAACTTCATCGCCCCTAGAGAGTGCGTTCTCTGGGACTGCTGTTACCCAGGTTGGTGGCCAGCTCATAAACTTATTCCCTTATCTTTTGGCAATGGATTACCAATACGAATCCTATACACTCGCCATTCCATTATGGTCTTGTTGTATTTAGTGCTGTTGCAATTGTCGCAAAGTGGAATTAGATTCCCAATGCTGTGATCGCCACCTCGACTTAGTGGGATTGCGTGGTCTAGGTCAATGCGATCGCTGCGACCACAGAAAAGGCATTGACTGCTATAAAGCCTTTTGATTTCCTGTGATGTGACTAGATAGGTTTTGGCGTTTGCAATCCTAGCCCTGCGCTTTTGATTTCGGGCGCGATTTTTGTCTGGGTTTTTCTTGCTATAAATGCGGCCCTGAGCGCGCTTATTATCTCTATGCTTTTGATACATCTCGCGTTCTTGCTTTTTGTAATGCCAGATGTTTTCTAACCGTTGCAGTCTTCTTTTCTCGGCTATTACTTCTTTGTTGGCTGCATACTTTTTGGCAGCTGTTTCAGCGTAATGCTCTTTGTTGGCTGCATAATACGCCCGACCCTTAGCTTGGTATTGCTCTATGTTTGCTTGGTATCGCTTGGCATCTTTGATCTTGGTGCAAGCTTTGCAGTTGTTGCGATGTCCGTCAAGGTTGTCTTTGGCTGAATGAAAGTTGCTAAGTGGCTGGATTTGCTCACAGCTTTTGCAGGGCTTATACTTTTCGATGTTGGACTCCTTATTAGTCTGACCATGCCCCTGGATGTTTCCGCATCGCAGGGGTGCTTCTATTCTATGCCCTACGGCGTGACATCATTTCTTCAAGCTTGCTCTGGCGTTTGACCTCGGCAAGTCCCAGCCTAGTTCTATCAGCCGGAGTGAATCCAAGCAGCCCTAGGTTTGTGGCAATCATTCGCTCTAGGTCATTTAGCTGTTTATACAAATGCCAGTCCTGCGTTTCAAGAATCTGGGACTTCAGTTCTTCACGCCGATCAAGTTGCTCGCAAGTCAACATCAAGAAGTGAGCATCAGTCCGACTCGACACCCAAAGCTCGCCTTCGCGGAATACCGAATCCCAAAGCTGCTTTCCTGCCCACTCAAGCGGGCGGAATGGTTCGCGGTATCCACCTGGTATCTCTAAGAGTGTGCCTGGCTCTGGCAAGCGCTGTTGGCCTGGATTGCCGAGCTTACGCTTTAGCTCTATTGGTTTCGCTGGGTTTCCCATAGGTAAAAGCTTACCCCAGAAAAACTGGCAACTTCAGGCGCATACAGAAAGGGGCGCTGGGGGTTTGGGTCGGGAAGGGGTCAGAGAACGGCCCCACCCCCTCTGGAGGCCCTAGGGGGGGGTAGGGGGTCAGGTCAGGGGTCGGTCGCCTCTACGCTGGTTACAGAGCCTGTGTGCGGGCGCTAGTGGGGACTGGGGGTCACCGGCTATTAAGTGATCAGCCTCTATCGCGTCACCGAAAACGAATTGTTTTTTGCATAGGTGACAATGAGTGGCATTGGCTAGGGCTGCTCTACGTCTTGATTGGTAATCTCCACCGTAAAGTGCTTTCTTCTTAGCTTGCCGTTCGATTGTG